CAGGCACCGGTTGAGACGTTGCGTTAAATACCAACCATCAGACAGGTCCCGGTCGTGGTGCGCGTACCATCAGGGCAGTTGGTTGCCTTTGTTTGAGCAGAAGGCATAGTGAAGTGCTCAGGAACAACGCGCTGGAGGATCAAGTATGCGACGGCAAATCCAACGAGCCAGAGTAACCATTTAGCGGCTTTTGTCATTTATCTTAGAAGTAGGTTTTCTTCACCCAGTTACGGTCGGCTTTGAATGTCTTTGCGCGCGTCGGAGATGTACGTTTCGTAAGAACCGCAACCGCATTCAGCTTGCGCAGAGTTGACAGACGACCATATGCACCCACCGCCTTTGCAATTGATGCGTGACGCTCACTTGCAGACGCTGTAGCATCGTAACCCATTGCCTTCAGTTCACCCTTCTTCAGAGGACCAATAACAGCAGGTCCCTTCTCGGGAGCACCTTGGTTCTTGATACACGAAGCCTTGACGCGATACATTGTTCCGCGCTTCAGGAGGCGACCGAGGAGCGTCTTCTTCTTCCGCGTGGCGATGTATCCCTTGCGACGGATCGTACCAGGAGGACACGCCTTACCACCCTCTAAACTGATACCGCCGTCCGAAAGCATAGGCGGTGGCTCACGACCACCCTTAAAAAGTTTGGCTTCCTGACGATCGTCTTCGTGCATTAGTAGTTATCGGGATTTTTCTTGGACGGACACGTAGAACATCCCTGACGAGGCTGAGCTGGCTTCCAAAAGTACATAAAAAATACGACAAGCGCAATAAGTGTGAGACCAAGAACGACCATTTACTACTTTGTCAGAAGTACTTCCGCACACTCAGAACACATAAACTCACCCGTTGACTCGTAAATGGTCTTGTACATAAAGTACTTGTAATCAAGACTCTTGCAGAATACGCACTCGTGCTTCTCCTTTTCAATCTTGAAGATCTCACAGGTATACCGCATTCCGTAATAACACTCTGGACATACGTCATCGTTGCAGTTTCGGCATCCAAGGACCTTCTTCAGTCCATACGCGGCGTGAGTCGTCATCGACGAGGTGCAGATTGGGCAGTCGGGCATCTTCAGCCTTGGTCTGGTTTACGGGTTCCGATCCATTTTAAGATAATGGGCATCCCGTATTACGTTGCATCGTTGTTACGGACACACAAGCACATCCAGAAAGACGTTGGAAATGTAGCCCTGGAATGCGATGTGCTGGGATTGGATTTCAACGCATTCATTCACACATATCTGAAGCCTGGGAACCCAATCGGTAGTGTGGTGGTTGCCTTGCGGAACTTTCTTCGCGATGTAGCCCGTGGAAAGAAGGTCTTGATTGCATTTGATGGATTGGTGCCCTATGCAAAGATTGTGCAACAGCGATACCGCCGGATGAAGCACCCAGAGCCTGCTGAGTTTGATAAGAATCAGATCTCACCTGGTACGCCGTTTATGATGGAGTTGGAGGATACACTGCGATTCTGCTTTCCCGAGTGCATCTTGTCTGGAACGGATGAACCGGGTGAGGGTGAGCACAAGATCTTTACGTGGATTCGGTCTTTGCCAGCCGACGAACGCAAGGATATCCTGATCTACGGAATGGATGCAGACTTGGTCTTGATCTCGGTTGCCCAGTCAGATCTTGGATCCATCAAGTTGATTCGCGAGAACCGTGATTCAGGATATTCGACCTTTGATGTGACGGCTCTTTGCGGTGTGTTGCCTCTGCCACCGAATGACTGGGTGGAGATGTGCGTGCTGTGTTTTGGCAATGACTTTATGCCGACCATCGCAATGTTCTCATTGCGTGAGGATGGATATGCACGAGCCGTTCATTATATGAAGACGCAAAGTCTGGAGGGAGCAGCAGACGATGAACTCAAGGTACTGACAAAACGGGCAAAGGATACGGATCGGCATATCGTATCTCGTGACAGCCACGCAATCGAAAGCCGTATGGCTCTCCATTTGATGGATGGTGTGATTGATTGGAATAAGGTTGTGTATGCATTTCAAAAGACATTTGCGTGGACTCTGCACTACTTCAAGACATCGGAGGTCTTGGATTGGTGCTGGTATTATCCATACCCCGAAGCTCCGTTGTTGGCAGCGATTGTAGACACTCCGAGGATCACGACATTTACCTGGGAGAACCCGACACCGCCGTTTGGGATCCAGGATCAGCTTGATTTCATTCTTCCCGGTCGAGGCAAGTTCCCAGATGAGATCTATGAAGAGGGTCCCGATTCGCGCCATCCGTGGATGAAGGCTTACACATGGGAGACCGATCCATATATCTCCCTGCCTTGGAACCCGTGTTTTAAGCCTACGACTATCTCCGAATTTGAAATCGCCCGTTTACCAGTCCCATCCTAGGTGCATTGCGAGTGTCAATCCTGGCCGGTGCAGGAGGTTCACCGGGTTGTGTACTCAGAAGCTGCGACTGAAGAACCACAGTGCTTTCAGGGATGTCAACTTCAAAGTTGTTTTCGTGCCGTGCAAAGTATTCAGATTCAATCTTTGACATTTCGTTGATCTTTTTCATTGACGTAATGCCTGAAGAATCCTGCATTGTTCTCCAGAAACGACGGATGTGATTGATGTAGGCAATCCGATATTCCCTTGCCGGGCGCGTCTTTACATTTGTGCGTAGCTGATCAAAACACGCCGCCACAGTTGGGTGTACGGGTTTGTTCAGTCGCCGATTCACAGAGTTGTGTACGCGAAATGTAAACAGCAAGAACTCTTCACGTGAACTGAGCATCTGCGGGTATAACCGACGATATGCGCTCAGTGCTGTTCCAAAGTGTTCACGACAACTGGGACACGTGATTGTCACTTGAAACATATCCAGCCAGCTCTGCATCAGGGTTGATTCTGCGGGGAGCGGCTTATCCGGAAAACACGATGCCGCAGAGTGTAACGTCATCCAGCCAAGGGGTCCCCAAATGGACGTCATTACTTTACTTGACGACAATCATTCCAGATTCCATACCGCCTTCAAGGAGCTCACGAACGATGTGGGGCGGCGTCTTGGGATTCACGGTGATATTCGACTTTTTGAGTGCAGCACGAACTCCTGCTTCACTCATTTTGTCAACTGACTGCTTGATGGTCTTGCGACGGAGATCAGCACCCTTCTTCGTCACGATCTTCAGGGTAGAGCGCCTTGAAGGAGGAGGCTTGGCAGGATCTTTTACAGGCGTGAACTCAGATCCGCCCCGATTACGTGACCTAGTTCCCTTCATAACACCGCGAGGGAACGTCTTCATAGACTTATGACGACTGGGCTTGACTTCCGGCTCCACGTGGTCTACTTTCTGGATTTTGATGCCCGACATCGCTTATTCAAAACGGATAACTTTATTTACACGGAAGACACTACCAACAGTTACCATGACGTCCCTCCCTTCAGTCGCTCCTCCTACCACCACAATCAACGAATGGGATGCAGTTCGCGCCTACTTTAGCAATGGTGTTCGGAGGATGGTGGACCACCAGGTCGATTCGTATGAGGATTTCATTCGCCACAAGATTCCCCTGATTATTCAGTCGACTCCTCCCATCACGGTCTGGCACGAGCAGGATGAGATGATCAAGAAGTACAAGTATGAGTTCAAGCTGTATTTTGAGAATATTAGCTATATCAAGCCTCGCATCCAGGAGGCGACGGGGCGCGTGAAGCCGATGCTGCCGATGGAGGCACGCATCCGCAACTTCACCTATGCAGCACAGATGTATGTGGACATCCGGTTCGTGGCGCGCACGTACAAGGGTCCGATGCTGGATACCTATGATGAGGAGTCGCACGTGTTCGAGGGCATCAGTCTGGGCAAGCTTCCTGTGATGCTTGGTTCCAGTCTATGTCTGCTGAAGGACTATCCGATGAGCCTAGCGGAGTATGGTGAGTGTGCTCACGATCCTCTGGGCTACTTCATCATCCACGGCTCCGAGCGCACGATCCTGTGTCAAGAGAAGGTGGCGGACAACCGGATTATGATCTTCCAGAACAAGAAGTCAGCATCCAAGCACACGCACTCGGTGGAGATCAAGTCTTTACACGAGTCGTTCACGATGCCACCGAAGAAGCTGGAGATCCGTCTGAGCTCCAAGTTCAACGGATATGGAAACCCGCTCACGGCGTGTGTGCCACGTTTCCGAGAGGATGTGCCGGTGGTTGTGTACTTCCGTGCACTGGGTGTCCTAACTGATCGCGAGATTACGAAGATCGTGTGGGGTTCAGAGGATGATCTCCACGCTCATCTGCTGGCGGCATCCTTCCGCGATGCTTCCGAGCTTGGGATCTTCACTCAGCAGGAGGCGATTCAGTATCTGACCAATCACTTGCAGTACGGTACGAACCAGGAGGACAAGTGTGCCTATGTCCGTCAGCTTCTGAACTCTGAGTTCCTGCCGCACGTGCGCTTTGCTTCGGAGCTGACGACGACTCCAGTCCACAATGCCCGCAAGACGATGCTGATGGGTGCGATGATCCGCCGTCTGATCCTGACCTCTTGCAAGCAGATTCCACTGGATGACCGTGACGCCTACCCGAACAAGCGTGTGGTCACGACGGGTGCCCTGCTGACCCATCTGTTCCGCCAGCTGTTCCAGAAGGTCTGCAATGACACTCGCAATGAGTTTGTGCAGGAGGTCAACAACGATTCGTGGAAGCGTGGTGAGGGCGGTCCTCGTCCAATGGAGATCCTGAACGTGAACAATCTCTACAAGATCCTGAAGCTCTCAGCGATTGAGGGTAAGCTGAAGCAGGCTCTGGCTACGGGTAACTTCACAGTCCAGGGTCTTGGTTCGGCGGCCGCAATGTCGAATGCAACCAAGGTCGGTGTCTCGCAGGTGCTAGCCCGTATGTCGTATGCCGCGACGCTGAGCCATCTGCGCCGTATCCAGACGCCGGTTGAGAAGTCAGGCAAACTGCTGGCTCCTCGTAAGCTGCACGGTACCTCCTGGGGCTTTATGTGCCCAGTGGAGACGCCAGAGGGTCATTCGGTGGGTATTGTGAAGAATATGAGTCTGCTGACCTCGATCTCACAGCACGTGCCCTCGACTACAGTGATGCACTTCCTGCAGGAGTGGAAGGACATTACGTGGATTGACGTTCCCAAGGTCTACGAGGGTACATCGGTCACGATCAACGGTGTGATGGTCGGATTCACCAAGGATCCTCACCGCCTGGTGATCGCACTGCGGAAGGCAAAGCAGACTCGTCGTCTTCACCCGCACATCTCAGTTGCCTGGTATACGCTGATGAATGGTATCTCGATTGAGACGGATGGCGGTCGTTGTGTGCGTCCCGTCTTCCGTGCCGGAGCGACGCCGCCCCAGGACACGAGCAGCTGGAATGAGTGGTGTGCAGCCAGCATTGACTATATCGACTCCTCGGAGACGGAGACGCTCAGGATTGCGATGAGCAAGACTGAGATGACGGACTCACACACTCACTACGAAGTGCATCCGTCCCTGATTGTCGGTCATATGGCATCTACGATCCCGTTGTCGGATCACAATCAGTCGCCCCGTAACACCTATCAGTCGGCTATGGGCAAGCAGGCGATGTGCATTTACGCGGGTAACTTTGCCAAGCGCCTGGACAAGAATGCCTATGTATTGTGTTCCATCGCCCGTCCGATCGTGGAGACTCGCGCGATGAACATCCTGAAGATGCACGAGATGCCCTTTGGGTTCAACGGTATTGTTGCAATCGCCTGTTACGGTGGCTACAACCAGGAGGACTCTGTGATTATGAACCGATCATCGGTCAAGCGTGGCTTCTTCCGCGGTCTGTACTACGGAATGTACAAGGACGAAGAGCACCGCAACGTCACGAGCGGGCGTGAGGAGAAGTTTATGAAGCCTCAGAAGCACAATACGCGCAAGTACAAGAACACGAGCTACGCTGCGGTGTCTGAGAATGGTCTGCCGATCATCAACTCGGTGATCAATGAGAATGACGTCATCATCGGCAAGGTCGTGAATCTGCGCAATGATGCTGCGGGATATGCCTTCCGCGATGCGTCGACAACGCACAAGAACTCGGAACAGTGCCGTATTGACGGTGTGTGGCAGGACAAGAACTCAGATGGCTATCCGTTCATCAAGGTACGCACTGTGTCTGAGCGTGTCCCGCAGGTGGGAGACAAGGTGTCCTCGCGCCACGGTCAGAAGGGCACCATCGGAATGATGATGGATGAGGAGGATATGCCCTTCACGGCGAGCGGTCTGCGTCCGGACATCATTATGAACCCTCACGCTGTTCCCTCCCGTATGACGATTGCTCAGCTGATGGAGAACATCTTTGGCAAGATTGGCGTTCGCAAGGGCACGCTGGGTGATGGCACGCCGTATTCACACCTCAAGGTTGAGGATCTGAAGAAGCACATGATCGATATGGGTCTGCATCCCTACGGAAACGAGATCTTGTATAACGGTCAGACGGGCGAGATGATGCAGGCGGAGATCTTTATGGGACCGACCTTCTACCAGCGCCTGAAGCATATGGTGATCGATAAGAAGCATTCCCGTGCTCGCGGTCCGATTGTGTCTCTGACTCGTCAGCCTTGCGAGGGCAGGTCACGTGATGGTGGTCTGCGTGTGGGTGAGATGGAACGTGATTGTATGCTTTCACACGGCATCTCGGTGTTTACCAAGGAGCGTCTGATGGATGTTTCCGATCCGTTCAAGACGGGATTGTGCAAGACGTGTGGCACGCTTGCGGTGGTGAATCCCGTAGAAGGAATCTATTCGTGTGGCGCGTGTGGAAATAAGACCGACTTCGTGATCAAGACCATCCCTTACGCGATGAAGTTGTGGATGCAGGAGCTGGAGGCGATGCACATTACGCCGAAGCTGATCCTTGAGTAGGATCCTCGGGAATCATCTCAGACAGACTCTGACCTGAAGGAGCCTTAGCCAACTTACTTGACTGCCGCCTAGCCTTGATACATGCATATGTGAAGAACCCTCCAAAAAGCAGGAACCCAACAATACAACCAACAGCGAGAGGCTCCATTTTTTAGTTTCCGCGTTCATTCTGAAAACTTGTCTCACCCTTTAAACAAAAATGGCTCCTACTCCTGTCTCCCCTGCTGGTAACTCGCAAGTCCCTGCAATGGGTGGTCGCCGTGGCACCCGCCGTGGTCCCTCCGCCAAGGCCCTCAAGCGCGTTCTGAAGTCGCACGGACTGAAGTCGTCCGGCAAGAAGGCTACGCTGCGTGCCCGTGCCAAGAAGGCTCACCTCCTCTCCAAGGCGTAAGGAGGAGCCTTCCGGCGACGTAAAGTCTTGCCATTAAACAATGCCCAAGACTCGCAAGGTACGCCGTGGCGGCGATGAAGATCCGGTTCTGATGGCTGCGAAAGCAAATCTCAGACCCACCCAGACAAAATGTGCAACTCGTGATGCATTTGGGAAGTGTGTGCTAGGAGGTCGTAAGAGAAAGACCCGCCGCCGCGCACGCCGTCACCACTAAACACATCAATCTAAGGCGCAGCACTGCGCCACCAATTGATGCGTCGCCTTAGGCTATAAATAATTTTTCTTGCCTTGTATCATACAAGCAATATGGGTGGTGGTCTTCTTCAGCTCGTCAGCTATGGTGCGCAGGATATCTACATCTCGGGCAATCCGCAGATCACGTTCTGGAAGGTGCTCTACAAGCGTCATACCAACTTCGCGATGGAGTCCATTGAGGTGACGTTCAACGGTCAGGCTGACTTCAACAAGCGTGTGACGGCTGTGATCAACCGTAACGCTGATCTGATGTACCGCACGTATGTGCAGGTGGTTCTCCCGGCGGTTGACTTTAACTCGGTCACCCAGCTGAACCGCTTCCGCTGGCTCAGCTACATCGGTCACCGTCTCATCAAGACGGTTGAGCTCGAGATTGGTGGCCAGCGCATCGACCGCCAGTACGGCGACTGGATGCAGATCTGGACCCAGCTGTCGCAGGACATCGGCACGGTTGAGGCGCTCAACGACATGCTCGGACACACCCACGACCTGGTGCTGATGAAGGACCGTCGTGGCTATGCGCTGGATGCCTCGTGCGCTGGCTCGGAGCTGACGAACACGTGCGCGCCCCGTGCCGGCACGCCCGCGCGTACGCTGTACATCCCGCTCCAGTTCTGGTTCTGCCGCAACCCGGGTCTGGCGATCCCGCTGATCGCGCTCCAGTACCAC